GATAACAGCTTAATTGAATAGGTTAAGCTGTTGTTACTTATCTATGGCAAAACTAACAATTGAACAGCTATTAAAGAGTGGGAAGCTAATTCCTGCTTCTGATCTTAAGGCTCAAAAAGAGGCTGAGGCTAAAGCGCTCAAGGACTTCGCAGATGCTGCGGTAGAACAGAGTCGTAATCAGCGTTTTCAGTCTCCTAAAACTACTGGGAGCGTTACCCAAACTTACAAACGTGAATCAATAAAAGAGTAGGATGGTTGCTATGGGTGCTGTCTGCCAAGTCCTTAATAACGTTTTTGGTGTTAATCAATATCCTTATACCCAGGAATACATTGTTCCAGAGACGCACAATCAGATTCTAATAAAAACAAGAGGAGTATAGACATGCGCGAGATCATCTGCCCGCATTGCCAGAAAGCATTCAAAATCGATGAAGCTGGATATGCGGATATCCTAAAGCAGGTACGAGATAGCGATTTCGAGCAGCAATTACATGATCGGCTTGAGCTTGCTGAACGGGATAAGCAGAGTGCCATTGAGTTGGCTGAGATGAAGGCTGCAAGTGAATCGCAAAAATCTGCCGCAACCAAAGACGCAGAGATTCAGGCTCTGAAGGCGAAGATTGATTCTATAGAGATTGTGCAGAAGCTCGCGATCACCGAGGCAGTTACCGTAGTTGAAAGGGAACGTGACACGCTTAAGAGTGGGCTTGAGCAGGCGAAGCTTGAGAAACAACTCGCTGAGAGCTCGCTCAAGGACAAGTATGAAACGCAGATTAAAGATCGTAACGACGAGATTCAGCGCCTCCGGGACATGAAAGCTCGTTTGTCGACCAAGATGGTTGGCGAAACCCTCGAGCAGCACTGCGAGACCGAGTTCAACCGTATTCGGTCAACGGCCTTTCCGCGCGCATATTTTGAGAAAGATAACGATGCACGACTGGGTAGCAAGGGCGATTACATCTTTCGAGATATGGATGAAACCCCTACCGAGATTGTTTCAATTATGTTTGAAATGAAAAATGAGAGCGATCAGACTGCAACAAAACAAAAGAATGAGGACTTTTTAAAGGAACTTGACAGGGATCGCACTGAAAAGGGGTGTGAGTATGCTGTGCTGGTCACATTGCTAGAGCCAGATAGCGAGCTCTACAACACTGGGATCGTTGATGTGTTTCATCGATACCCGAAGATGTATGTCATTCGCCCGCAGTTTTTCATTCCAATCATCACCCTGCTAAGAAATGCAGCGATGAACTCACTTAAATACAAGTCAGAGCTTGCGCTTATGAGGACGCAAAATATCGACATTACGAACTTTGAAAATGGTCTCGATACATTCAAGACCGCATTTGCAAGGAATTATGACCTAGCCTCCGGCCATTTCCAAACTGCAGTTGACGAGATTGACAAGTCGATAGACCATCTGCAGAAGACGAAGGATGCTCTGCTGAACACTTCTCGGAACCTTCGGCTTGCAAATGATAAGGCACAGGATGTGACGATCAAGAAGCTAACTCGGAACAATCCAACGATGGCGAATAAGTTTGCTGAACTTAAGAATCCTGACCCTTCCAACTCAGGATGATCTAGTCTTATATGATTAACCCCAAGAGATTCCCTTTTAAATTATTGACTTACTTAGTCCTCTCTTTAATAAACGACTGAACCTGCTCAGTTGTCCAAAAGGAGGACCTCCCAATCTTAATCGGCTTTGGAAACTCTCCTTGCTGAACCATGAGCCAGAACTTTGATTTAGATACTGGGAGCACCTTCAGTATTTGCGGGATTCTCATTAAGCTTATATCTGCGCAGTCATTACTCATGATGACCCCATAGTCGAGTTCGTTTCAAGTTCTTTCGATACATCTGTAAGGCCAGTTTTGCAGAACTCATCTTCGTGTATCCGTATGAACGATACAAACTGTAAAGCCGAATTGCTACCATCAAATTGATCTCCTAGTTTTTTGTAATGTCTGAATATTGGTTCTACTGATGCTACTGAAGAGCAATGTAGCTGTTGAATTTTTGGCGGTCAATCAAATGTCAATACCCACTTTGGTAATGGATATTATTTTTTGACTACAAAAAAATATTTATTCATATAAATGCTATAGGTCAATTAAGTAAAGGGCTACAGCCTTGTCAGTATTTTCTGATAGTGCGTAGATAGTAGTGGACACACATAGATCAATAAGCACTTCAAAAAGAAAAATAAAACGACTCAAATTAGTTAAAGATGGATTACAGCAAATTGATAAATAAATAAATTAAAGAAAAATTCAGAAAAAACACGTTTGACGGCGAGCATTTGGATTGATAGATTGTGATCTGTTTCACATTGATCAATACATAAAACGGAGACTGTCTTAAATGAATTATTACGAGCATCACATTGGAGATTATTCGCAAGCTACCTCACATTTGAGCTTTATTGAAGATGCTACTTATAGTCGCCTTATTCGGAAGTACTATGCCACTGAAAAGCCCATGCCACCTGATGTTAAGACCGTTCAGCGTTTAGTTAACGCCAAATCTAAGGAGGAGAAAAATGCAGTGGAATTGGTCCTTAATGAATTTTTCATATTGACTCATGATGGCTGGAGGCAAGGCCGTTGCGATCATGAAATCGCCCGTTTTAAGGATAAGCAGGCTAAGGCTAAACGCAGTGCAGATAGTCGCTGGCAACCTGTGAATGCTACCGTTGCTGCTAATGAAACCAAATTAGATCTTGAGCCAAATTTAGCATGCGTTCGCATTGCCGATGCATTGCCAACGCAATGCTCACCAGTCACCAATCACCAGTCACCAATCTCCAAACACCAGTCAATCAAATCAATGGCTGAAACAAGCGTGAAAAAGACTTCTGAACCAGGTCTTCAGAAGAAAAAAGACGATCTTGGGGATCTTGGAGTGCTTGGCGAAATGCATAAACGGTTTGCCGAATTAATTAGTAAGGAGGGTGCCTCTGTTGCGGTAGATGACTGTCGAATTAAAGATATGGTTGCTACTGGAGCAAGTGAGGCCGAAGTGATTGGGGCGATATCGATTGCAAAGGAAATGCGCAAGAAGATTTCTACTGCAAGCCCTATCAATGCTGGCTATGTCTTGGCTATTGTGAAATGTGAATTGAAAAAACGAACCTTAGCTGATTCAGGGGATATTGCTTGGTGGAAAACCAATGACGGGATCGATGCAAAAGGACGTGAGTTATCGATGCGTGCACAGGGTTCTGAATCCTATGAATCTTATAAGGCTCGTATATTTGCGCAACTGCGAAAACGCCAGGAAATAGTTAAGCCTAGTGAGGCGATTGAAGCTATCGAGATGATCGAGTCGAAAGAGCCTATGGTTACAGGCGCAGATCAGGAGAAGAGCCATGCCATCTAATGCCCACCTTCTAGGTGTGGTGGAGCGCCTTGATATGGAAGACTTTCCGATTGGTTCTGTGGTTCAAACTCCAAGTGGTCGCACTGGTACTGTGATTAAGCACCGTGGTGCGCAAAGTCGTCATGACCTGTTTCAGAGAATCATTATTGAATTCGATGAACCAATCGGAGATACCGTGGCTTTGCAACCTCATCTATTGACCATCATCAATAGGGCCGAGGCAAGCAATGATTACTAAGAAGCCGAAAAGGGTCAAAAAGCAGCCCACCGTTAAAACTCAGGGCTTGCTTAATACTGGGCTCACCCAAATAGTGGAGAGCCATCCATACAACTCAGAGGAGATTACTCCGCTCGAGCTAATGCTCAAGATCATGCATGAGCTATATGCGCAGGCAGAACGCTGTACTGCTTCTGCAAATCAGAATACCGATCTTTTTGGGTATGTCGATTCTGTAGATAGTAATGAGACCCGGATCAAACTACTCAATATGGCTGCTGCTGTAGGAAGGCATATAGCGCCTTATATTCATCCGCGCTTATCTGCTATTGAACATACGGGTAAAGATGGGGCACCTCTGCAAAGTGGGGTATTGCTTGTTCCAAGTATCTTGAGCTTAGAAGAATGGGAGCGCGTTGCCCAGCCTAAGCAATAGCTTTGCAGCTCAATTCATGAAAACCATCTGGGCCCCATTGCCAGGTAGCCAGACCCTATTTCTGACTTGCCCTGTGTATGAAGTATTGCTAGAAGGTACTAGGGGAGGAGGTAAGACCGATACCTTGCTCATGAGTTATGCCCAGCATGTAGGTAGAGGTTTTGGAGATCATTGGCGCGGCACACTCTTTCGTCTGACTTACCCACAACTAGCTGACGTTGTGGCCAAGAGTAAGCGCTGGTTCTATCAAATCTTTCCAGGGGCCAAGTTTAATGAATCCGACTATGTATGGAAGTGGCCTACAGGAGAGATGCTGTACTTTCGTTATGGGGCTAATGAGGACGACTACTGGAATTACCATGGCCATGAATATCCCTGGCTGGGGTTCGAAGAATTAACGAATTGGCGCAATCTCTCTTTCTACGAAGCCATGCATTCGACATGTCGCTCATCACATCCTGGAATGCCAAGAATGGTGCGCGCAACCTGTAATCCATTTGGAGTGGGGCATGCCTCAGTAAAGGAGCGATTTCAGATTGGGAGCATTCCTACTGGTCAAATCATTCGGCAAGAAGGAGCACTTCCTAGAGTACGAATTCATTCAACGATTTATGAGAATACCCATCTTCTCAAAAACGATCCTAACTATCTTATGAACCTAGAGTCATTAAGTGATCCAAATCGGCGCAGAGCTTGGCTGGAAGGAGACTGGGATATCCATGTAGGAAGTTTCTTGGAAGGAGTTTGGCAACCCTCTAAACACGTGATAGAGCCCTTTGCTATTCCACCAACATGGAAGGTATGGCGATCCATGGATTGGGGATATGCCAGACCATACGCTGTCTATTGGTTTGCATTATCTAACGATGGTGTCTATTACCTCTGGCGAGAACTTTATGGATATGGCGATAAAGAAAATACCGGCACTAGAGAGGATGCAACGGTAGTCGCAGAGAAGATCAAAAAGATCGAGATCCATGATCAACGTCTTGGATATGAATATCGCATGAACCTAGCCGACCCCTCCATCTTCTCGAAGATCGGAGCGGAGCGATCCATCGGTCAGATCTTCAGGGATAAAGGCGTCAAATGGACCGAAGCCTATAACGCCCCTAGAAGCCGTGTAAACGGTGCTCAAGAAATTATCAGACTACTTGTTGAGGGAAGGCTGAAGGTATTTAGTACTTGCAAGCATTGGCTAAGAACGATCCCTCAGCTACCGCCAGATTCACTAAACCCTGAAGATGTAGATACGGATGCTGAAGATCATGCCTGGGATGCCACTAGGTATGGGGTCATGAGAGCTAGAAGAGCAGTCGAATAATTTATAAAGAGCTAATTATGAAAGTAAAGATGATGGCTTTGTACGCACGAAGAGATTAACTCGTAATGCTTTAACTGGTCGTACTCATGCCTACTCCAAATAATGTTTGCTAAAGTATCCACAAATTGCAGGCCAAGAGAATTCTTGCTCTCCCATGGGGTGGTATTTAATTTTGTACTTGCTCCCATGGCAGCTAATTCTGTTCTCAAGTAATCATTCAGTGAGTTTTTTAATTCCACACTAACAGTCCTAGCATCGGGAATGAAATTGACTTCCCCGTGCTTACTCATCTCATTCAAGAGTAGCAACTTAACCATGTAGTTATATAGACCATTCGGGTGTGCTCTGAAGCTGTCATTAGTATTCTCTTTTTTGACGGTCATCGAAAAGAACTTTATCTCCTCGCTGGAAGTCCTAATTTCAACTAATTTGGCTGCAAATAAAGCCCGCTCTTTAGAGGAAAGGTCGGTCGACTTAAGTTCATTTTGAGAAGCGCGTTTTCGGGATTTATAAAACCCCCGAATTACTCTTTCTAGCTTTGGCTCATCCTTTTGATGGTTGATAACAGTAGCTGCAATAGTTAAGTATCGACTTGAACCGCCGCGCTTATAGTCGGCATCAAACTTCCAACCTAGGTCACCACTTTCATCGAGATAAATAGTTGTCATGAGTTCCAAAAAGAAAAAGCCCTTATTTAAAAGGGCTTTAGGAAAAGGTGCGGTACCCAAACTTGACGCGTTTAAAACGCGCTTACGATGGTGACGAAATTTGTCGCAAGCTACTTGGGTGTTTGATTACTTATACCGCTTCGTCATTGCCTTAATTATCCATGTTTTATGAATTTAAAGTCAAATCCATAACTAAAGCATGGTTTTAGGACCCTTAAATGCAGATTGGTTGCGGTATTAAGTATATAAATCCAAGATAAATTCTTTAGCTAGAGGACCCCAATTTATAAATAGCATGTGCCTCAAGACTCCCAATCCCTCCAACAAAAATGGACCGCCCGCATCACTCATGCGCGCGCTCACTGGGCAGCCTTTCATAAGCGCGTAAGACACAACCGTAATACGGTAGCTGGCTTTAATTGGAATGCTGATCCCACCAGCAAAGACTTTTATAGTCTTAGGGCAAACCTAATCCATGGCACCATCTCTGCAGTACTACCCAATGTCTATGCACGCAATCCAGAGATTTCAACAACCCCATTAAATACGGGTGCTGATCTCAAGCTTTTTTGTAAAACATTGGAGGTCGTAACCAACAGGGCGCTAGAGCATGCTCAACTTAAGAATCGGGCGAAATCAACCGTAAGGGCAGCGCTTACTTGCAGCTTTGGCATTCTCAAAGTGATGTATCAAAGAGATCCGAGTCGGGATGGCTACATTCAGGGGCGCATCAATGATGCCCAGGAAAATCTT